GAGCTTTTGAAAACATGTGGCTGACATCTGTTAGGGAGATAAAAAAAAATGACAAAAGAAAAGTTTAAGTGGCCAGATTATTACAATTATTCTAAGCCAGAGTTTATGAATAAAAAAGAAAAGAAAGAAAAGGAATGCATGATGTGCAGTAGAGATTTTATGAGTGAGGGCAATCATAATCGCATATGTGATAGTTGTAAGTTATCTTATGATTGGAAGTATGGTAATGATTATGGTTTTGTAAGATGAAAAAAACATTACGTAAAAAAATAGTTGACGAATACGAAAAACTTATTAAGAAAGCTATGCGTGACCCAAAGAATGCAAAGGAGTATGCAGTGCGTGTTCGTTTACATAGGGTTGAAACTATATTAAGAGTTAGGTATGATTACATGCCATGGGTAAGGTAAAGCGACATTATGGAAAAGGAATTAATTAAATTATTATTAAATAAAAATTTTTATAATAAAAATAAAAGTAAACTAGCAAAAGAGTTTTTTACAAATGGAACAGGTGCTTTGTATGAAACAATTCAAAGTGCACATGAGGACTCTGACCAGGATTTAAGTATTGGCGAAGTCTCTACTTTACATTTAGAAGTTTATAATCCTGCATTGACTAGAGCATCAAAAGAAAACTTTAATGTTTTAATTGATGAGATAAAAAATACAGAATTGCCAAATGAAAAGATAGCACAGAATATTATTCGTGCTTTGTTTAAAAGACGTGTTGCAGAAAAGGTGGCAGTTCTTGCAAATGAAATATACAATGGTAGTGATACAGATTTTACAGAGATTAAAAAACAATTAGATGTTACATTTGACGAAGTAAATGAATATCAATATGTTACAGGTAATATTGCAGATTTAATTGACCAATTAAAAGATAATACAAAGTGGAAATTTAATTTAGAACCACTTCGTGACAAAGTCCATGGCGTTGGTGAGGGCAATCTCGTAATTATTTTTGCACGACCAGAGGCAGGTAAGACTGCATTCTGGGTAAATTTAGTCTCGGGAGTTGACGGATTTGCATCTCAAGGTGCTAAAGTTTGTGCACTTATTAACGAAGAGCCTGCAATTCGTACACAAATGAGACTAATTAATGCCTATACAGGCATGACATTTGATGAAATTAGGGCAGACAGTCAAGAAGCTAATAAAAAATGGGCCGAAGTGAGACAAAATATTAAAATACTTGATACTGTTGATTGGTCTCTTGATGATGTCGATGAGTTCGTGCAAAAAGAAAATCCAGATATTTTAATTGTAGACCAACTAGATAAAGTAAATGTAAAAGGTTCTTTTGCACGTACAGATGAAAAACTTCGTGCTATTTACACAGGGGCAAGAGAGATTGCAAAAAGAAATAATTGTTGTGTTATAGCTGTATCCCAAGCATCAGCAGATGGTCAAGGTAAGTTTGATTTAACTTTTGATATGATGGAGGGTAGTAAGACAGGTAAAGCCGCAGAAGCTGATGTCATTATTGGTGTAGGACATCGGGATAAACTAGATACAGATGAAAGGATTAGAAGTTTGGCTATTAGTAAAAATAAAATAACAGGTTGGCATGGTCAGTTAGTTTGTACCATTATACCAGAATTATCGAGGTACGATTTATGATAACTGTATTT